TGTCATCAAATGTTGGAGAGTTTAAGTCTAACAAGTTCTGAATAGTTCCATAAAGACTATCTAGTCCAGAATCTAACGAACCAAAAGAATCTTGGATAGTAATTGGGAATGTAGTTGTTGCATTAGCATAAAGTGGATATCTGATTTGATTATCGGAGTCTATTCCAAAAATTTCTGCATTTGCTGGATTTACAAAGTTTTCGATTCTATTAACAAATGTAAGCTCTGAGGCGGCAGAATCAATGATAGCTAATGGCATCTCATTGATAGCGGTATTTGTTGTTATAGCTTCAAAGAACGTTTCAGCAAAAATTGCAAATCCAGCAGGATGCAAAAATCTTTTATAAACATCTAACCATTCAGTGGGAGGTATGTCACTTTTTATAAGAATAGAAAAGATTTGATAGTAAAATGAATCTTGAATAAACTTTTGAGAATCATATCCAATCTGACTTTTACCAACGATAAACATATCGTTCTTTGGATATCTTTGTTGTGCATCTGCACCAAATACGTATCTAAAAAACGAATCTACAGATACAACGGTACCTTTAATTCTATTTAGTTGTGGTAAAAGCTTTAGAGTAAGTCTTGGGTATGGAAATGCGTCTTTACTAATTCCTGAAGCTAAAGCCTCATCAAAAAGATATTGAAGATATTCTTCTGGAGTAGATTCAAAATCTCTGATATAAAATAAATCTTTTAACTCTTTAGTCGGTTCGAACTCATCTCTAAGAAAATCATAGTACTCTTCAAGTAGCTTGACGAACTGTGGGTATTCCTGTTGAAAATGTTCAGGAATAACCGTATCAATAAAGTCTTGATTAAAGTTTAGCGGTCGTCGGTTGATGTCTCGAAGAAGATTAGTCATTTTTAATTAGTCGTTCCAACAACAGAGTTAGCGAAGTCAACGTCAGGATCGACATCTACAATATTTTTACCAAGATTAATAATCTGGTTTCTCAAAGGCTTAACTACTGATTCGTCAACTGGTTTAGCTTTAATCCCAATATAAGATTGTCCTGAAACAATACTATAAGGCTGGAAAGCTCTTAAGTTAACTTTACCAGTACTAGGTACGTACTCACCTACACTAGAAACAATTACGTTACCTCTAGAATCTACTAATCTTAGGTTAGCCGAGTGTCTGTCTGAACCAGTATTATTTTCAATAGTAACAATAACTGTAGTACCGTCACCTAGTTGATATCTAAACGCATCACTAGTAATAATTGGAACTGCATCATCTGGTTCTTGTAACACACTTAAAAAACTTAAAGTATAGTCTTCTTTGACATATCTCTGAGTCGTAGTATTATAGAAAGGAACTAACCTATTTTCAAGCTCAATAGTAATATTAGATGATAAAATAGAATTATCAACTGCATCTACAGTAGGAGTCAATTTAGACTTTCTAAATACATTATTAAACTTACCTAAGTTTGTAGCAAAATAAGAAGAAATAGTATTTGCAATTTGTATTTCTAAGGCATTTTCAGTAAGGTTAGTTTTAGATGGATCGTAGTCGACATTTGTTGTTAAATTCAGATATACTTTTTCAGGAGTAACAAATTCAGTATCGATAGATATCATAGAAAGCCGGCTCAATAACAATTGTTGAATTTGCTGCTCAACGGCAAGTCTTTGAACTGCCGATACATCGGAAGTAAATTCTATAGAAACAATTGCTTTACCGTACTTTTGGGGAACGTTGTCTTCTCCTCCCCAGGCATTGATTGATTTAATTCCCGGAATACTATTTGCAATAATACCAATATAATCAATCGGAGTTACAAATCTATTTTGCGCTAAGTAACTTAGCGGAGCGTTTGCTCTAATTGACTCAACGCCTTCTTTTTCAGATCCAAAAGCAGTCTTACCAATAGGAGTAATGATATAGTTATAGGACTGATTATTGTATCTAAAGCTAGCAGCTGCCTCAAACTTATCAATGCCGTTTGCTTCAATACCATTAGTGCTTAAATATGTTGCTCTAATTAAATTACCAGGTTCAGGTGCTTTACCCGTTACGACTCCATCACCAAAGTTAATCTCATAGAAACCATTATAAGTTTCTAATGGAATGAATAATCTAGTATCAGCAGAAATACCGCTGCTCAAAAGATTGACAGAAGTGTAAGTATCAAAATTAGTTGAATTAACGTCATCAAATACGTTAACAGTTAGCGTTGCCAAATCAAGATTCGTATCTGGAATGACGTAGATCTGGCGACCTTCAGTTGTATCAGCCAAAAACGTTTTTGTAGTTAGAGTTCCTTCAAGGGCAAAAATTGCGGCATTGCCGCCACTATCTTGAAATGTATAAATTCCAGTTCCTGTGGTATCGTATCCTTTGTATTCAGCCAACGTTCTAAAGTTATATGTTTGATCGCCGAGAGTGCCAACAAATACTGTACCTATAGGAAGAGTAATTTCGGATGGACGTATAGCAAGTCCGCTCATATCGACAGAAAGATTAAGCGTTGCTGTCGACGCAGCCTTAGATCCAGGAACATATGCAAACTTAATGGCATGGTTAACCATAGAGCTTCTAAGCTGAGCTGTAGTTAGAAATGTTTCATTTAAAGCATAGTTTGCAATTAACGCATTTGTATGAGTATTATATGCCAATACGTCAAGAAGAGCAGACATACCCGATGCTTCAAAGTCATAATCAGTAAACTGATCTTGCTTTCTTAAATGATTAATCAGTCCTGCTTTAATTCCAGCAAAATCTAACTGAGAGGATGAAATCGTTGTTGCCATGTCTCTTATCTAATCCTTGATATATCAGTTGTGAAGATCACGACTTCTTCTGTCGATAAGATCTTGAACTCGATTGTGACTCTTAAGTCATTAGCATCTTGTAGTAAATTTACATTAACAGAAATGATTTCCGCTCTAGGCTCAAAGTTATTTACAGCAAGCTCAATATAGTATTTGATTTCATCTTCTAAACCAAGGTCATTTGCTAACTCAAATAAAAGAGCTCGAATGTTTCCACCAAAAAAAGGCTGAAAAGGCTTCTCGCCAAAGTTAGTTAGGATCAAAGTCTTGATTGCTTGTTTTACTGCTGCGGCATCAGTCTTTTTAAAAATATCACCGTCAGGCTTAATTGCTAGTGTGAGATCAATATCTTTATATAATCGACTGCGCGAGGCAATAATACTTCTACTGCCTAGGTCCTTATCTTCTGCTGCAAAACTTCTAACTACTGCCATTGAAAATCTTTCAATATTTAAAATTATTTATACGAATAATTCGGCAAACCCATTTTGTAAGGCTCGTCGATAGTTAAACTGTGTACCATTAATCTTAGAAAATGTTGTCTTATAGTCAAATGGAATCTCAGGCATAGTCACAATAATCTCCGATGAGTATCTTAAGTCTGGATCCACAGTATCATAAGATAAAATAATATTATCATACAATTGAGTTTTTGACCAGTACTCAGCTAACTCATATGTTTTAGCGTGATCTATTTCTCCAGTTTTACCGACTACTTTATAAACTACAGCTCTTCCTTTTGTTTGCAAATCTCTAATACCTTCAATAGTTTCGCCTGCTAATGAAGTATAATAACTTTCAGAAACTTGCAATGAAAGTGATTTAAATCTATCTAAACTATTAAATGAATTAATCATATAAGTTTGCATATATAAGTTTCTGACGATCTGTCTTTTATCTTCCAATGTCGATACTAAATTTAGATCTCCATTTTTTAAAAAACTAGACAAAGTAATCGTGTTACTTAATTTAACTCCAGAATCAAAATCTTTCATAAGAGTTGGATTATACTTTGCTTCGGGTAAAATTCTGGATTTATTATTAGTAAACTTAAATCTTAATTTGGGCTGATTTGACTTTCCAAATGCCGTAGTTCCAGTTCTAGCTCTATTGTCATTATTACCTAAAATTCTTTTTACTCCAACAGGAACAGATAAAGCAAAATTTGGATTCAATACTTTTTTTGACATGGCAAATCCCAAAAAATAGGAATTGTAACGGTTACTTTCCTCTCTAAGAAGCAGTCTAACCTGATCAACAGTAAGATCTTCAGTTGGAATAATCATACTAATTGACCTCCATTACCGCTGTATATATCTGCTGGTTTAATTGCATCTTTATTAGCACCAGCTTTATTTTTAACTTCAGTTTGGGTCTGTGTTACACTAGTAACTTGCCCCTCAGATGAATTAGTTCTTTTGTTTTCAGTTACAGCCGCAGAATTATATTGTCCAATTTGTCCTGCAGATATTTGAACAGCATTACCGCCAATTACACCAGAAGATGCCTGGACGTCAATAGATGTAGATGTAGAAGTAAAATCTCCTGTAGCAATTTGAACTTTATCAGAACTAACAGCTATAGTTTCTCCAGTAGAAATATTAGCTCCGTCATTAAGGCTAATCTTCATATAATCTGCTAAAAGATCGTATTTTCCATCGACTTTTGTTATAAAATTTTCATCAACTTTAAGTTCATAATTTTTACCGATTGATTCATTTTTTTTACCAACAGTCAGCAAACGCTTATCTTTATCAACAAATTCTCTATAGGTTCCGCCCACTCTAAACGTTAAATCCTTTTTAACATTTAAATTCATATTACCTTCAACTGTAAGATTCAAGTTTCCTGTATAGAGAATATCTCCATTACCATTTACAATCATAGTAAAATCATTGCCTACTAACTCTACCATGTCGCCATAGGAATTAAGTAACATTCTTGCTTTATCTGGCTCGTTTTCCATCGAAAATCCAGAACCATTCATATGGGCGTATTCAATCCTAGGTTTACCTTCAGTATCATCTAATTCGATACGATGTTTATCCTCAGTTTCATATGTTTTGTTACTAGGATATTCTGGATTAAATTCTTTAGGGAGTAACTCTCTACCTATTGCACTTTGAGGAAGGTTTAATCTAGTTTCCCATTCTGGAGCTCCGGCTCGAGCTGCTTTGTTTGTAGTTTGCTCTCCAACGTATTTTTCTTCTGGATAGTTTCTATCTGGATCTTTAAATCCCAATTCTCCACCACCTGATGAAGATGCTGGAGCCGCTGTACTGCCTGCTGCACCTGCAGAACTATTTCCTCCTGGAGTTGAATTAGGAGAGTTGGTAGGACTATTAGATGGATTTTGTGATGCGCTAGAGGATGGGCTAGGAGTTGTATTGATATCTTGTTCATTTTTGCCTACAGCCTCATCACCAGCCTTTAAAATTTCATTAGTAAAATATTCATAGGTATCACCTTCAAGTTCAGTCATGGCCTTCATAAGATCAGATCTAAACTGTGAATCCTGCATCAAAGATGTAATATCACTTTCTCCGGTAATATTATATCCCTTTTCATTCATGTGAGCGGTTATATAATTAACATAATTCTGTACGTTATTACCGTCACTTGTCGGCGCCCATCCTGGATATCGAGAGTTACCTCCAATTAGCTGAGTTAGGTTGCTAGTTCTATAGACATCAACATTTCTTTTAAGCTGACTGGACATGGCTCTAGCGCCATATACCGGATTAGAAAATATAGCGTGACCACCAGCATCGATTCCGGTCTGGCCTTTCCAACCTCCGGGAATATTTTTAATATTTCCTGGGTTATCGTTTCTTATACCTCTATATGGGTGTCCTGGATTTGCCATCGTTACCTCTTCTGGCTAAAAATCAAATCGTCTGTTGACAGGGAGCCCGCGTCTCTAACCTGTGCAATAGACTGTGTATTCTGTTTATCAAATACACTATCGATATATTTAGTAACACTAAATTCGGGTTCACTTGTGTTTTGATCTAAATCGTTCTTACCCCACACCTGACCACCTGGATAGATGGTATAGAAAGCTTTAAGGAATATTTTAAACGCTCTAAACTGAGCTTTAGTAAAACTTTTTTTAGAATATTTTACGTTACCAGATCCAGTAGTGCCAAGAAGTCCACCCTCTAACATTATTGCAATAGAAAAATCATTGTGTTTAGCATCAGCAAAAGGAGCAGCTGTATTAATATTTCTGGCCGTGATGACTTGTCCTTCTTTTGTAATAATAAAATGACATGATACGTCGTCTAGTCTAGAAATAGTAACATCTCTATAATATAAAGAATCGTATGAAACAAATTGATCGGCATACGTATTAGTATGTCCTACAATAACTTGATTAATATCTCTAACCGAAGTAAGAAGATAAGCTTCAATATCCTCTAAAGTTCTTAAAGATAATCTTGGCGCAGGATTAGAATAGTCAATAATAGGAACTGGATTTCTAGGAGCCGTTTCAGTAAGACTACTTAATGATATGTTATTAGCAAGATCTTTAGTTTCTGTTATATCATCTAAAATATATTTTTTCTTTCCTGGTAACCTGGCGAGTAAAGAATTAGAAGCATCGAGTAAAGCATCGCCGGCTTGATTAATTAATGGTACTGTACTATATCCAGGTGTGGCATTAAAATCGGCCATTCCTTCAGACACACTAATAGCCGCTAATGTAATTTGTTCAGATGTAAGGACTACTGAAAAATAGCTTCTTAATGTTGAATTAAAAAGATTAAACACATCTTGAGTAGTCATAGGTACAGTAATATCATATAAAAAGTCACCACTACTAGCCAAAAGCGTAGATCCATAATTTGTTTTTAGTAGACTTCCAAAAACTGGAACAGCTGTAGTAACTCTTCCTAAAGCTACTTTTTCTTGGTTTTCATTTTCATCTATAAAACTAATAACCTCGATTCCTTGAACAACGTCGCCGATTTTGAGATCTTTTTTAGATCTAGTCAATTGTTTCAACTGAGTTGTTGCAGCTAAAGATCTGGTATAAACGCCTCCAATAAGTGAAGTATATTGTGATAATAAATTCTGCAGTTTATTATTAATAGAAGCAATAGTCGTCATAATTCGTTAAACCTATCCATTAATTCGTATGCTGCAATTTCTCTAGTGAGTAATTCTTCTTCATTTAAGTCTTTTTCTAAATAATCTTTATAGAAAGAAACAATGGATTCTCTAATAGTATCAGAAGATTTAAAACTACTATAGTTTAGGTCATCATCTTTTTTGTATTCTTCGAAAATATAAAGAAACTGAGCTCTAGGATCATCCACATTATAGTTATTACTTGAACAAAAATTATAATAACCTTTAGCTCTAATATCAGAAAGATTGTAAAGTCCAAAACCAGTTGAAGATTCAGTTGCTGCCAGCTGCAGTGTAGCTAGCTGCTCATAGGTAAGCCTGGAAGCTTCTTTATTATAGTCACCTTGGATGGTTGATCTTTCAGGATCTGATTCTGATTCCCCTGAAGTTGCTCCTCCAGCTGCACCACCATATTGAATATCAATCTTGTATGGAATAATATTTTCTCCAGTATCAGTCTCAAACTTACTAAATGTTCCTAATACAAATGGCATCTGAGAATGTTCACCATCCATAAAGACACCAAAGACAAATGCGCCTTGTTGAAGACCAGTAGGGCTGTTACCTAAGCCAGAGATTCCTCCACCTGTAGGGGGAATTAAAACATTTGCCCATGGAAGATCTTCTTTAGCAATATCATTAAGGTACGGGCTGTGAATACCAAAAATACGTACCCTGACACGACCAAGCTGCTCAGGATCATTTTTATTATCTTCTACAACACCGATAAACCATCTAGGGTTATCGCCATAAAACTGATTTTGAATAGCTTTCATCATGGTGCGTTCAACTGCTCCTGTCCGATAGAGGCATCTGTACCAGTCTTTAAGCAGGTCATAGCGATCGTATAGTTTCTATTACTGATGATATGGCGTGTAGAGTAGACTAGCCAATTGCCAGACTTTTTCTTATCCTTCATTTTTTGAGAACTGGCAGCTTCTTTTTCAACAAAAATGTTTTTTGGAAATTCTAAGTTAATGACTCTACCTACAATCTCATTTTGATTATCAAAAAACTCTGCTGGAACTTGAGCAATAATTGATTCTTTTGGAGCAAAGTTAAACAGTCCTTTACTTTCAGCCTTTCTCATATGAGGTTCAAAGTTAGCTTCTTCGTTATATGAGAATGTTCCATCGTCAAAAATCTTTCTAGTTACAATCTGCGAGGTATATGTACTAACACCTTCGTGATATGGAGGAGCAAGAGAATAGCCAGGATCATAGTTATATGGAGCTGCAGGTTGACTACTCATGTTAAGCGTACTTAATACATCAGTGATCTTATACCTATCTTCCTTTGCTCCATCCTTGTAGAGATCTAACCAATGATATTGCGCACCATAGGATGCGCCATTAATCGCTTTGATAGTACTTTCGACATTTGTTTCATATGTCAAGATTCTAAATGGCTGCTGCGCTTGAAGTTCTTTTCCAGCTCCCATTGCTGAACTATACTTAAAAGGATTACCTGAATTCAAGGCTCCCTGAGTTAAAAGAGTCTGTAGATCTACAAGTTCTACTTCATTATTCTTTTTTAAGTGCGAGAATATGTAGAACGGAGCACCTTGTCCTGTAGTACATCTGGCAGTTAACCACTCGGCTATATTCATAGGAGAGTATGTAAATGGAACAAGTACTCTCATATTATTTTGAATAGCGCTACTTCTTGCTGTAGTTCTAACTCCAAGCTTTTCATTTAAAATAGTAGAGATCATGGCATCAGGCTTGCTCTCATACTTTTTAGACCAGCGAATAATTTTATCTCTAGCAGCAAACTTATCAATGAAGTTCAAAATATAAACAGAGGTACTATCATTCAACTTATTAGTTTTTTGAATAGATATGACTGACAATTCTTTTTGAATAATGGTCTCGCCTGAGCCTTTATCAGTCTGTCTTTTAACAGTGATTTTAATATCTTCTTGACCAATCATTGCAGCAGCATTTGAAAGGTTAGACGAGTCTGTGATTACAATATTACCAGTAACATATGGAGTTTCAATAGACTCATAGAAGTTAATCTCCTGGGCAATTAACTCAACGTTTTTAGTGCCTTGCCTAGGAGAGATTAACTCTACTAATATTTTTGTCTTAAAAGTCTGTTCAACCGTAGCTACCATTAATAAGAGCTTCCCCCAGAACTACCACTACTAGAAGAGGATGATCCTGATACAGTATTAGTTGCAGTGGAAGATGACGAAGATTCAGAAGTCTGACTTCCTGTCAAATTGGTTTGCCCTGTGGTAGATGTTAATACCGTAGTATTATCGTCAAACTGTTGATCTTGCTTTAAGATCTCGTTAAACTGATCAACAACTTGTTCAACTACAGTCGGCTTGAGTACTTTAATTTGTTTTGAAGTATCGTTTTGGGCTCTTACTCTTTCAAGATATGTAACAGGAGTTAGTAGCGCCGGCTTATTGACTGTTTCGTAGTTTGTACTAATATAACTTTCGAACTCATCTACGACAATCTGAAAAGCGGCTGATCTTTCACTTTTATTAAAAGTACCTAATAATTGCGCAGTGCCGTCAGGTAAAGAATAATAAGAAAGATATCGACCTTCATCTAGAGTTTTATCTTCTAGGCAGTATCCTACACCTGGACCTAATACGACTTGCCCCGTACCATCAATAAGATAAAAAGCATGAGTGGAAAGATTTGCAACAGATGCAGAAATTTTAGTCGTTACATAAGCAACAATAGTATTATATAAAGAATCACTCAACCCTAGTGCTTTCCAAATATCTTTATATAAGACCAAGATTCCAGTATATGATACTGGACCTGCGGCCAATGCTTCTCCCAGATCTGTAACAAAGGTCGCTAGAGGACCTCCTAACTCTCCTAGCAGGTTTGATAAAAAAGTACCGGCTGTAACACTACTCAAGTCAAAAATATCTTCAACATTAGTAGGACCAGATATAATATTCTGGCTAATTAAGTAGTCTCCACTTCCTGCGCTGCTAAATGTTAGAACGCTTTCTAATCTTTGTGTATATGGAGCATATGGCAAAACGTCGACGTATTTTTTATCAGCATTTTCATAGTGATGAGTTGCGTTATATTGCTTAGTCCAAGCGTCGATCTTAACCTGCTGTTCTAATCCATTTTCTGTCGTAATAATATTTTCTTCAGCAATAAATGGTCTTGTAGTAGTCAAGAGATCAAAGTACTCTTCAGCAAAATTATCAAAGGTTCCAAAGTCAGTCTCGATTTCTGCTAGTGTTCTGACGTGTCTAGTAACTCCAAATGTGTCTGCATTTGCTGCAAATTTATTTGGCATAAACAAAACTTCACCTGGAAATTCATCAAAAATATGAACATGAGATTTTCCATCAGTACTAGCAGCGTTAGCGTACTCTTCTCTCATATATAGAGGATAATAATATCCCTGAGTTCTAATTCCAGTTGTTGGAGGTGCACTAGTGCCAAATGCAAAATACGGACCAGTCGCCCAACATCTATCTAGTACTAATTGACCGAAATCAAATCTTTTATCAACAATTTTTCCCTTTGCACCAGAAGTAGCGCCTTCAACTACGCTGTTAATAAGAAAGCGCTTATTAATTTCTGCACGAGTTGTTACAGTTTCTTCTGGATAATCGTGTTCGGCTTTTTCTTTAACAACCTTTTCAGTTAATGGCCAGCCGTCTCTTCTAAGATCATCATTTAAAAGAGAAAACGTCCAGTGATATTCTGGATTACCATATAGCTTGTTTGCTACCTGATCTGGTCTATCTCCCTCACGAACATTATAGTAGGTGTAGAAGGCAGCATCGTCTTTTAACTGATCAACTAGATCAATATATGCTCCAATCTTATTAAAAGTTACACTATAGTTTTCGTTACCAAAGACGTACTGTAATACTGGAAAGTTTCGAAAATATGACATTAATAACCGTCCTCAACCAGTTTCTTATCAAGAGTTGCTTCTTCCTGAAACTGTAAGTCAATCTGAATAGATGTGAACTTACCATCGTCATGGAATGAAGTACTTTGAGAGTTGTAGATTGTATTTACTGATGTAAGATAGCAGGGCAAAATTTTACTAGCTACTTCTTTTCCGTTATACTTAAATTCTATAGTAAACTTATCTGGAAACTTAT